GACCTGGCTAAGAAAAGCAGCACCTTCTTGTGCTTGGCGTTCCATTGCCTCAGACACTTGCACTTGCTGTTGCTGTAATTGGGCTTTCAGTTCAGACGCTTCTTGCGCCAGGCGCTCTGCACGTTGGTTATTCTGAAACGTGTCTTTCCATTCGCCCAGGCTGACTTCTCGGCGCTCACCGCTAGGATCGGTGATGGGGATCTGCAACTGATACAAATCGGCTTGCTCGACCCCTAAATGATCAGCCAACTCATGCAACGACGTCAGCTGTACTGCTTCTTCTTCGCTCTCTGGCGTGACATCTGGCGTTTCATCCGGCGTGTCGTCTGTTGCTATAGCTTCTGGCTCGACTTGCTCTGGCTCGACTTGCTCTGGCTCGACTTGCTCAAACTGCTCTGGCGCTTCGCTGACTATCTCCTCTGGTGGCGGCTCAACTGCGGCCAACGGTGGCGCCTCCGCAGGTTCTGGGGCCAGTGATGCGCTTATTCTTTCTTCTATGGACGGTTGAGTCTCAGCCATGATGTTCTCCTGCCTCTCAGCGGTTATTGTCTAATTGAATTTGTGCCAGTTTGCCTGTTTGCATTACGCCATCGATGTGATCGAACACGGAACGTGCCGCGACCAACATGTGATAAATGCGCTCTCTATCCTCCGCCTGGGCAACTGATGTGCCTTGCCAGGCTTCAGTGAGATTATTTAAAACGATAGCTTTCGCTTCTAAATACAGCGTGTTCTCAAGTAAATGTTTCGCCTGGTGCGCACGCTCGCGCTCGGCAATGAGTGCGTGTTCATCCAATTTGCATCACCTGTCCTGATTCGTCTCGTATGATCTGCTGGTCACCTATTTGCACAACCAACCCTTGTTCATCTCGTATGATCGTTTTAGGCGATGACGCGCTTTGTGACATGGCGTCAATGCGCTCGACCATCTCTTGATTTTGCGCCATGAGACTGCCAATCAAATCACGCATCTCAGACAAATCGACGGGCGATTCGGCTTTAGACTCCGAGGTCACCAGCTTAGTGATATTGTCCAGCTGTGCTTTGTATTGCGCCACTTCGCTGCTGCGCTCAGACTGCACCGCGTCTAGCTCTAAGTTCAAACGCGCCAAGGCTTGCTCGGTGTCTTGTTTTTCCATCTGTAGCTCAAGACTTGCGATTTTAGCGTCCGAATCGTTGGAGTTCTTGAACTGCTGTAGCTGCGCTTTCATGCGCTCTATGTCGGCTTTTAATTGCGTCTCTTGCATGCTTAATTCTTGCTGACGCATTTTAATCTGCTGATCCATTTGCATCTGCTGTACTTTCACCTGGTTGGCATCTAATTTAGATTGCGCCTCCATCATCAGCGCTTGAGCATGCGTTTTCGCTAACTCAGCCTGAACGTCAGGTTGTGGCGGTGCAGGGGGTACAGTTCTCGGATCGGTAAAATACGACGACGCTTCTAAACCAAAGGCATCGGTCATATCGGCTAACGATTGATACAATTGGTGCGGTTGGACTATCGTACCCAGACCGCCAGCTTGTACTTGCTCCATTTGTTTCGCCATGATGGTATCGAGCGCCACCATACGTCGTTCGCGTGATACCGTACCGACGCCAACAGTAATGGTCGTGTTGACTCTTTCGCGCCATTCACTAGGATTGAACGCGCCAAACTCACCGGAAACATTGACCACCATTTCTCTGTCCTGGTGCGTCATGAGTAACTTGTGGATCAATTTAAATACTGTCCTGAAACCCACTTCAGCGATGATGCGAGCAATCAGTTCTATCTTCATTCGGGCTGCGTCATACGCTAGGGCCGCAACGCCAGTATTGACGTTTGCCAGGGCATTAGAATCTAGCCCGCTGACTTCATTGCCGACGCCTGTTCTTTGTTTGCGCACATCGTCCAGGTAACTCATCATGCTGAACGCTTCTGGCGGTAACGGGTTATGTGGTAACGGCGTAATGTAGGAACCTGCGCCCCCATCACCTTTAAACCTGACCACACCACCAGGGCGAGAGGTTAATAAATCATCAAGATTCACATGTTGATCGTTCACCGCTGTGCGTGAGTTATTCGACAAATATGTGTTGTCTAACATCGATCGTGTCAGTGTCGATTTGATCAGCTGAATGTCCATAGTTAAATCAGCAATCGATAGCCCATAGAATTTGTGCGGCATCAAGATAGGCGACACACAAGCGAACGGCATAAAATCCACTGGCTCAATGGATAACAATTGGCTGCTCGTTGCGCTGTAATTACCACCTGCCATGCAGACTTTGAAAAGCTCTGCGATGCCATCGCCGTCTCTATCGACCCGGACATAGCACTCGCTGATCCAATACATCCGCATCGATTCAGTGGAGGAGTAATCAAACGGCATCTGTGAGTCTGAATCTGCATACCGCGCCAACTGCTCTGGCGTCAATACGTCATCATCGTACGGCAAGCCGCGAATGGTCTCCACGTCGTAACCCATCTCGACCAATTCACTGAACGATTTTTCCGTCCGGTGGTAACAAAAATTAGAATCTTCGCTGAACGGTGAGCGAGCATTACGGGCAATACCAAATTCCTCTGGCGGTACAGGCTCTATTTTGATTGAACCTTTGGCTGTTGTTTCTCTGAACGTGACATCAAAGCCTTGCTCGGTCTGCTCAAACTCCAGTATTTCACGCTCAATGGCGGTATCCATCATCAACTCGCCCAGCTGTATTTCATCTAAGCCTTCATAGCTTTGCTTGGTCTCAGTTGGCGTGTCGTCCCAATAGATTTTTAAGATGCCTGTTTTAGACAGCAACGCATCTTTGAGCATGGTGTAGGTGTTATAAAAGCCTTTGTTCTGCTTCCAGTAGACGTGATTGACCACCTCGGTCTCAATCTTCGCTTGCTCTATATCGTCGGCGTTGACCGGATCGAATCGACACAGATTATCCACATCGGTAAATATGCGGACCAGCGAGGGCAACATCCACTCCACTGTTTCCATGACCTCTCGAGTCACTACCGATGAGCGTCCCTCGACTTCATTGCCATACGGCTCACCAAAGTAATAGTCGAGCGCATCTGCGCGTTCCTGGCTGATGTCGCCTCCAGAGCGTCCAGCTGCGTTGTCGATCTCAGATCTGCACAATGCTGCAATTTGGTCGTCTGTCGTTGCTGTAGTTTTAGCCATTTACACTATTCCTTGTTGGCCGTACTCTAACGGCTCCCAGCTGATTTTCGGTGCTTTAAACATCGCGCCATATCTAAACGCATCTGCTGCGTGAGACGCCCAATCATGTTTTGGTTTTAATCTGAAAGTTCTGTTCTTCTCATCATACTCAGCGCGATATTGTCGCAACGCATCTAACCCACGCTTACACCGTAGCTCATCAAACCAGCAGTTCTTAAGCATGCGGCGTACCGCTTCAATACCATCCTCAATTCTGTCGGCTGCCATAACGTGCGGCTCTATGCCTAACGCCTGGAGCGTTTGCACTCGCGTTTTACCTGTATCCAACGACCTGGCTTTAACGTCATGCGGGAATACATGGTGCGAATACTGATAGCCGACTTGTCGCTTCTTATCAATCACCTGCGTGTAATGGCTCAATGGCTCGCCTGAGTTCTCGTAATAATCAATCAAGCGAACTTCAGTCCCCACACGCTGCGCAAACCAAACAGCTGTACTGTCGCCGATACCTAGATCCCACCAGGTCTCAACTTCTAACGCGGTATCGTGGGCCACTTTGCCGATGCGGTTTTCTTTTTCCGCTTCTTCAAGCAATCGACCGTAATAGGAACCCATCACCGCAGCTTGCCAGGAGCATTCAAACTCTTGGCGATATTGCTCATCAGACATCGCTTTATTGGCTGCGTCTAATTCTTCTTGCTCAACGTATCCAGTATCACTGGCTTTGTGCAGCTTAACGTACCAATCGTCATCATCTTTAACGTCTTGGTACATGTCATAGAACGCATTGTGCCCCATTGGCGTGCCGATAAAGATGGCACCACCTTTCCTATCCGATAACGCTGGCCGTATCACTTCAGGCCATAAACGCTCGCTCATCTGCGCGTATTCATCCATTACCACGTCATCAAGGTAAATGCCTCGAAGCGTGTCAGGGTTATCCCCACCATATAAGCTAATGCGTGCGCCGTTAGGAAAGTCAGCCCTTAACTCGGCCTCGTTATACTTAATGCCAGGGATAGGGCGAGAGAATGTCTTCAACATATCCCAAGCCACTGCTTTAGCCTGGCGATACAAAGGCGCAATGTAAGCGTACCGTGGATTGTCTTTCGTGCTCGTACAAGCCGCTTTAATCAGCTCATTGACCGCGAATACCGTCTTGCCAAAGCGTCGATGACACACTAATAACTTGAATCGTGCTGCGTTGTTGTGTGCTTCGCGTTGTAATGGTCGAGGGCTGTACGGTATCTGAATGACAGTCATTCTTTCCATTCAAACGTGATCACTGGCGGTTGCCCTTCCTCGCCATGAATCGCTTGTGCTGGCCTTCCATCCACCCGGTCCGCCACTTCTTTAATTGCTGGCAGTTCACCATCTAATGCAAGCTCTAATAGCTTTTCAGTCACTGCTCGTAACGCATCACCTCGAGTGATACCACGCTTCTCGTACTGCTTTACTGTGCGCAATAGCGCGGCTCGATACTCTCGATTTTCTTTCACTGAATTTTTATTCCCTGGCTGTGCGCCTCTCGACTTAGCTGGCTGAATTTCCATTTGTTTAATGTCTTAACTTCTTGAATAAACTGGATTATTTGTTTTGATCCACGTGGAACATCACCAGGCTTTGCAGCTCCAGTATCTTGCCTTAGTCTTTGGCCCAGGGTCTGCGCAGTTATGCCTAGACCTAAAGTTACTTCTGCGTGCAGGCTGGTCTTTCTTGATTGTCATATTCGGATCGCCAAATGTAACTCGACGAACCTTGCCTGCATCCTTAACATAGACTTCACTTTTCTTTCGACCGTAGCTGACTTCACCCTTGCGGATCCTTCGCGGCTTGTTCAACGCAACTTTACGACCTTGATACTCAGCCATTACTTGCCGACCTTCTTCATTGCGCTCTTATGGGATTGCGTGAACGTCTTACCATCTCTCATCAACTTGCGCATCTCAGTCATGTGTTTGGCTGTGTGATGTTCTTTGTGTCGTGC